TCTGCCCAGGTGGATATGGAGGATTCGGTTTTATTAACAATAATATTGATTTAGTTGAACGTAATAAAAAAATCGCACGTTTAAGAGATTATAGTAATGTTGCATTTAGATCTAAACTTTCTTTAGGAGTTACAAAATCAATAGCAACAAGAAAGAAACCAACATTTACTGATGAATCTTGGGAAAGAGCTAGAAAATCTTTTTGCGGCAAGAAACATACAAATGAAACAAAAGAAATAATTTCTAAAAAAAATTCTGAGAATTCTAAAGGTTCTCGAAATTCACAATATGGAACCATCTGGATAACAGATGGGAAAGAAAATCGAAAGATTCGGTTAGATTCTGAATTTCCAGAAGGATTTAGAAGAGGTAGAACTAAAAAATTCGTATCTAGCTGACGAGCGAACGTCCGTTGAAGTTGAGTAAGGAAGTCGCGCTCCCGAGGGGATGGAGGATTGATACGAGTCGTTTGGTCACGTAATAGACTCGCGGGGAGCCAAGGTTAGCTCTCCAACTCGCGGCAGTCGTCTAACGGAATAAGGACTCCTGATTTTCAGTCAGGATAATGCGGGTTCGAGTCCCGTCTGCCGCTCCAGTTTGGTTCGTTCGTTTAATGGTAGGACCATCGACTGTCCATCGGTAGGCAGGGGTTCGATTCCCCTACGAACCGCCAATTTGGAAGGATGGCTGAGAGGCCTAAAGCACTCGGTTGCTAACTGAGCGATCTAGAGATAGGTCCGTGGGTTCGAATCCCACTCCTTCCGCCAACCATAAATAATGTTATTCTTAACATCATGACAGGGTTAGATTATGAAATTAAATATCGTCCACAATGAAAACGCTGATAATCGACTGCCGATGCACCTAGGTGGTCACCAGTATGAAACTCACATTGACGACGGAGCTCTACAACTCCTCATTGATCGCTTTGATATTAAATCATACCTAGACGTAGGGTGCGGTCCGGGAGGAATGGTAGAATTAGCCGCTTCTAAAGGCCTTGACGTCTTAGGTGTAGACGGCGATTTTACCCTTGAACGAGCAAAGCCAGAACAATTTCTCCTACACGACTATACTAAAGGTCCTGCCCCGATCGGAGATAAGATCTATGATCTAGGTTGGTCATGTGAGTTCTTAGAACACGTAGAAGAACAATACATGGATAACTACATGGACACGTTCTTGAAGTGTAAGAGAATCATCGTAACACACGCATTCCCTGGTCAGGGCGGACATCACCACGTAAATGAAAAGGATCCTAACTACTGGTTCCAGCAATTTGGTCAGCGAGGGTTCCTTCTTGATATGAAGACTACCGATGCAGTGAGACAAGCCTCTACTATGCAGCAGCGGTATATTCGCGTAAGTGGTTTGGTATTCTTCAATTCCAATCTAAATTGGCAAGTCCAATAGCAGATAAATAATCCCACTCTTAACTTCGTTATAGGATTCTTATGGGATGCAAGACGTACCTCCGCTTGGGCGGCACATGATTCTAGAGGTCTGGGGTGAACCCGGATCTCTTCCTTATTGGAGCATAGACTCGGCTGCTATAGCTTTAATCCAGTCAGCGAAGGATGCAGGAGCTACAGTCATCTCAGATCGCTGGCATCACTTCGGCGATGGGTATGGATACACGGGAGTGGTGATTCTATCTGAGAGTCATATCTCAGTGCACACATGGCCTGAGAAGGGATACGCAGCACTCGACGTCTTCATGTGTGGTACGTGCAACCCAGAGGATACCTTACAAACGATTCTTAGTTTCTACAAGGCTGAGAAGCATTCCATACAGGTACTACAGAGAGGTATTGAGATAAGCCATTGAAATCGTTTAGCTTTCTACTGTAGTGATAGCTAATAAAGTCAATGGCTTAGGAGAAACGTACGTTCTGAAGGGCTTAGACCGGTCTGGATGGGTATCCATATGGCTAAGACCACCAGAAGTCAGCTTAAAATAAATCAAAAGATAAACCCAACGATATCAATGGCTTAGTTCTAAGTGGTTGATTTTGTTGGGTTTTATTTTTGTTGACAATCCTGCAGACATGGGTTATAATGACAATATGATGATGAAAGGTAAGTGAATGAATGCCGCCAACACGGCGCGTGTTCAGTCGACGATAGACTATATCTTCGACAGCTGCACGCGCGACTCTAATGGTAATATGCGATCTGATCAAGATCGTCTTTCCAACTATTCGCGTTACATTGGATGGCTCGAGGGCAACATCATGACACTGCTCAATGATGAGCAGGCTGAGAAGTTGCTGGATCGCATCGAGGTATGGAGCAAGCAAAATGCAGTTGATGAAGCCGCACTTCAACACGAACGGGACGGGTCGTTCTTCTAAGCCGTCCGCCAAGCAGCAGCAGGCCAAGGCCGAACACGAGGCTTGGCTCAAGCGCAACGGCGTACACCCAGACCAATTGACCAAGGCGAAGCTGCACAAGAACTCTCTCCCGTCTTACAAGACGGAGAAGGTGCAGCTCAGCAACACCATCCTAGATGGCGGTCGAGCTTCTGGCATCATGGCAAACCTCTACAAGGAACCGAAGCATGTTCAAAGTCAGATTATTGCTAGGGCTGCATCAGTTACACCTCTATACAACAAGGGTGGCTATGCGGTTGCTGTAAAGTCTGACGGCAACTGCCTGGGTAGCAGAAGCCGGAGGATGTGAAAATAGTAGTTGACTTTTTTCCAAAAGTAGGTTATAATACCTATATAAGATGAAGGAGAGAAAAGATGGTCAAATACAAATGCACATACTTCGAAGTCAACAAGGATCAAAAGTCCAAGAACTTTGGTCTGCTCGTACAGCGCACGAAGCGCTTTACGTTCTTCAATGATGCCGTTGACTTTGCCCGTCTAGTTTCTAACACCAACATCAATGCCGTGGGACGTCCCCTGGTAGAAGAAGTAAAAGCGACAAAGCAGAAGGATTAATATAATGAAGACGTTTACCAAGATGGCCGCGCAGGGTGACTTCATCATCATGCGCGTCAATGACATCCCTACCAACATCGAGCCTATCGAGGCTGAGGGCAACCACCTCGTGGTCGCTCACTCCGAGACGGGTCACAACCACGTGATGGAGCGTACCCACGTTCAGGCGTTCAAGGAGGCCGGTATCAAGGAAGCGGACCTGTATAAGCTCTTCCTTCTGGTCGATAAGCCTACCGAGATCACTCACCTGCGGTCTCACGATACGCACGAGACCCTTCTCGTTCCGCCCGGTAAGTACGAGATTCGTCGTCAGCGTGAGTACGTTGCTGAAGGCTTTCGTCGGGCTCAAGACTAATCCATAACCAACCAGAGGCATTATATTATGGTAGAGAAGATCACAGAGCTTTCTGAAGAACAGAAAGCTCTCTTCCCTGTGATTCGTGATAAGTGGATCGAGATCGGTCTTTCCACTGAGCGAGTAGACTTCGAGCGTGCTAAGATGTCGCTTATCACGGCTTATCGCTGTGGTAACGTCAAGCATCCTCCTAAGATCGAGTTTGCTCGCGGTCCTCAGGAAGCGTTTGAGTTGGCTAAGATCCAAGCTGCGTCCGAAGGTATCAAAGACTTTACGGTCGGCTCCTTCCTCGAGGGCTGCATCTTCGGCTCTCAGGAAGCTGGCTGGCTGTCGTTCTACGACTACTTCGTGGAAGCCTGCGACTTCGAGTTCCCTCAGCTCGAGGGCTTGAACGATCTCGCCTACACCTCTGGTTGGTGTGCGATCTTCGATACCTGGGCTTGTATTATGGATCGTCCGCTCTTCATTAAGTTCGATGAAGACAATCGCCTGCACTCTGAGACTGGTCCTGCTATCGAGTATGCGGATGGCTTCAAGGTCTATGCCTGGCACGGTACTGCGGTTCCTGATGAGTGGATTGCTGATAAGGGTCACCTTACCGCTAAGATGGCTCTTACCTGGGAGAACATGGAGCAGCGTCGTGCTGCCTGTGAGATCCTTGGCTGGAATAACATCCTGAAGACTCTCAAGGCTAAGGTGATCGACGAGGATGAGGATCCTATGGTCGGTACTCTTCTTCGCGTCAACCTTCCTGGGCTTGGCAAGGAGCAGTTCCTTCGCGTGCTCTGTGGTACTGGTCGCGAGTTTGCTATTCCTGTACCTCCTACCGTCAAGACTGCATTGGAGGCAAACGCCTGGACTTACGGTGTCGATCCGGAACAGCTTCGGGATCTTGAAGTTCGGACTTGATAAGAGGGGGCGAAAGCCCCCTTTCCTTTCTGGAGGCTTTGATATGACACCTGTTAAACAGCAAGTCTACAGTCAAGTCAACGATCAAGTCTTTGATCAAGTCTATAAACAAGCCAGAGATCAAGTATGGGATCAAGTCTTTGATAAAGTACGGGATCAAGTCGATATTCATGTCTGGCTTCAAGTCCGTAATCAAATCAAGAGCAAGATGTGATGACTCCTGTTAAACAGCAAGTCTTTGCGCAAGTACGACTTTCAGTTCAAGTTCAGGTACGTGTCGAGAATCAAGTTTGGAGACAAGTCTATGATCAAGTCTGGCAGCAAGTCGAAAATCAAATCGAAGATGAAGTTTTGAATCAAGTCTATGATCAAATCAAGAGCAAGATGCAATGACTTCTGTTAAGAACCAAGTCTGGGATCAAGTCTGGAATCAAGTCTGGGATCCAGTCGACAATCAAGTTTATAGATATGTAAATCGTCAAGTTTGTAGATATGTTGAGGATCGACTCCGTGATCTAGTCCAAGATCAATTCAAGAGCAAAATGCAATGACACCTGTTAAGAAGCAATTACATAATGTAGTCAAAGAAAATGTCTCTAGGCAGAGTAGTAATCGGGCAGAGTATGCGGTTCGAAATGAAGCCGGTATGGAGCTCTGGGTTCGAACCTATAAACGAGTTCAAGTTCAAGTTTCATATCATGTCATGCGGAGGCTACAGCGATGAAGAGTGTTAAGTCTAAATTGCAAGAAGCACCTTGGCGCGAAGTTTTTGAAAAAGTTCACAATAAGGTAGAACGAAAGTCTTGGAGACAAGCTGATGACCTCATAAGTGATGTTGACGTCTTAGTCTATTGGCAATTACGAGATCAAGTCCAAAAACAAGTCAATGGGAAGATGTGATGAACAACTACTACTATACGCTAAGCAACAATAAATATAAGCTAGTAATGATGATGGAAGATCTGCGAAGGGCGATCAAGGAAGAAGACAAGCAGCATACGAACGTCCTTCTCGATCGCCTAGAAAAGGACATAATCAACCTTAGGATTTAAAAATGAAGAAGTTGCTGTTAATCTGCGTTTCTACTTTAGTTCTCGCTGGCTGCTCTTCAATGGACTTAAACTTCACGAGGAAGCAGAGGGTGTTTCCCGTTCCAAAGGAAGACCTGCATCAGTATGCCGGCCGTAGACAAGAGGTAGTCTGCAGGTTGATCGTCTCTGGTAGAGATGACGACGGCAACCCTTCATACAGGACTAGATGCAGCTAGCGCTTCTGCTCTTGGTTAGCTGGAGTCGTCGCATTCCTAGCATCTTCTAAGAACTTACGAATCGACGTCATGCTGTTCTTACACGTAGTATTGTTCTGGTAGAGCTGCACGATAAGTCTGGCCACCTGAACGTCCGTAAGGTTTCTAGTAGCCGGCATCTGGTCTACAGTAGGGCAGTTGAACAGGCTCTCCTCCGGCATGACTACCATGTGCTGAGTAGACCTAACCACGACGGCTTCAGTACCACATGCCGCTAGAAGCAGTGGTAGCGCTAGTAATGACATTCTCATCTCGTTGCTCCTGGTCTCAGGCTATCGATCGTTCTCTTTAGAACCTCAGATGCAGGTCTATCTTGTGCCTGTCCGGAGTTGAGGTATCGATCTATGCCGCTCATTCTTCTGTTGAGCTCTTCGTTCTGCTCAGCCAGCGCCTTGGCTGCTGCGGCCTGCTGCGTGGCTATCTCCTGCTGCTGACGAATGAACTCAGCCTGGTCCTTGGCGTTCTGCTCCATCTGCTTCTGGTTGAACTCAAGCAGCGCCTGGTGTTGGATGTTTCGCTTCCATACGAAGTACGTGGTGGTTATGCCACCCATCGAGACGATCGCTATAAGTAGGTATATGGTTATCTTGCTTAGTCCAAACATTTCATCCACCATCTGTTAGGTACGAATATGGTTAATTCTTTCTTGACTCTACAAGTTGTTTCTGAGAAGGCAATCCGAGAGGCAGCTGCAGAGATGGCTGCTGAGGAAAAGAATAACTCCTTTATTTATGCCCTCGAGACCGGTAAGGTCTTCAAGGAGAACGACCTGTCTCCGCTGTACCTTCTCGACAAGGAGAACATGTCTATATACGTCACATCAAAGGAACGCATGAAAAAATTATTTCATTAGCCTGTTGACTTTTCTAAGAACTGTATTATATATAGTAATGGCGTTGCCTTAGGGGACGCTAAAAACCTCAATCTCGCTTTATAAGGAGAACGACTATGACCTTTTGGAAGACATACAACCTGGACACCAGCAACTTCGACCGCTTCTTTGTCGGCGCCGATGCCATCGCAAAGAACCTCCGTGAGAACGCTGAATGGCTGGCAAACAACGCCGCCACATCCTACCCTCCATTCAATCTAAAGAAAGTCGAAGATAACAAGTACGTTATCGAGATGGCCGTCGCTGGCTTCGCCAAGCAGGACATCGAACTTACCCTCGAAGACAATAAGCTCCTTATCAAGGGCAGCACGTCTGCAGACAGTAAGGGTGACGAAGCAACTGCATACCTCCACAAGGGTATTGCCGACCGTGGATTTACGCGCCAGTTTACTCTGGCCGACAACGTTGAGATTCACAACGCTAACTTGATTAATGGTATGCTTAAGATCTGGCTCGAGCATGTGATCCCTGAATCAAAGAAGCCAAAGAAGATCGACATCGTAGATGATGCCGATGGATCTCAAGAGACGAAGAAGTCCTCAAAGAAGCAATTCCTTTCGGAGTAAGACAAATGCAAATCAATCAAATTACCCGTGCGGCAGCTAGGTCTGCCCAATGGGTAAGAAACACTATTGCGTTCAACAAAGAACTAAACGAACTCAATAGAATGACAGACAGAGAACTAAGAGACATGGGTATCTCAAGATCCGATGTCAAGGCACTCGCCAAGAACATGCGAGAGCACCCTGTAGGTCGCTGATAT